AGTGATAAGGTTTATTAAGAACTACCATACCCATAGCAGTTTCTACCGTTATTTCACCACTAGAAGTACCATCAAGATTAGGTAGTAAGATGACTAACGATCTACCAAGCTCATCTACAGTTATGGTGAAATCTGTACCTCTAATCCCAACGACAGCACTATTCGTGCGTATCTTGATGTTTTTCTTAGGAACTCTATTAAGTTTGCCGGTAACAAATCTTGCTGTACCTTTAGCAAAAGTAAGAGCCATCTTAGATTTGTCTGGGTTAGGATCAAATATAAACTCATCAATTAATACTTGTGAGTTTTCTGTCAATCTTATTTGAGTATCATCAATAAAGGTAATACCCATACGACCATTTGCAGTCTCTACTTTGTCATAACTCAGTATGCCAAAGTCTAATTCAGCTCCGTAGGGTTTGTCTCTTAGAACTTGTGCGTTGCCTCTAAGCTCAGATATAGAGCCTATATCAACAGACGAATGAAGTTGTTGCGTCTGACTGAGTAACGCAAACAGTACCATTAGAGCCAGCAGATGTAATTTTAAGCCAGTCATTATCAGATGTAGACTCCTGATCTATATTAAATGTTCTTGATGCTCCTGTATGATCTAGGTAGAAATATCCACCAGCATAACCATCTCCATCATAGGTAACGGTATTATCATTACCATCAATATCCATATAGTTAGTTGCGCCATCCACATCTATAGATGATGTTATTGTGTTTCCTGAACCCTGTACGATCCAATCTAAATCTAAATTTGCTGCTAGTGCAGTCATAGCATGATTCAAAGTCATAGTGTTCGTACTACCCGTAACCTGGACATTCACGTTAGAGCCATCAGCTCCGGTTGCATTTGTTTCGTCTGTAGACATATTAAAAGTGTTGGTATCACCAATAAATGAGAAGTAGCCTGTATAAGTATCGGCCCATATATCGCCAAGAAATTTATTTGTACTACCTTTTTGTAGTATATCTAAAGTCATAGTTGCACCATCTAAATCTAATGGTGTCATATTAGAGGGTCCTGCCGCAGCATCTGATCCCCCAATAATGTTACCACTACCTCCAACTTGCTCTATGTCTAAGTTAGACGTAGCACCTGATTGATCTATATATATCTCGTTGTCTGCTGTCACCACATTCAAAGATATAAATAAAAACAATAGGCTAACTACCGTTCTTCTTCTTCCAATAGCCTTGTTCATATCCTTCCTCTATTGTTTGCAAAACAGCCGTCTCGATAGCCATCTGTAAAGCAATATTTATAGACTCATTCTCTACCATACCGCTTTCAATTTCAACTAATTCGGTATTATTTGAATAAAATTTGAACACATCAGAAGAGACGGCAGCACTCAATATTGACTTAGTTACTAGCACTTCTAGCAATATTTTTCCTGTACTAACAGATACGGTACGCAAAGAAATTGTTACAGAGTCTTGCCTGTACTCTTTGGAAGCTCCAATACCTAAATATCTAGCACCTGCACCCCCAGACTTAACATTACTTTCATAGCCTATTACACCTCCTTCCATAATAAGACCAGCAAAAAGCAACGGTTTGACTTTTTGTTTTTCATCAAATGATTCTCTAGTTGTACGTATTAATTGTCTTTCTTTTGTTAAATTATCTAAACCTTTTCTTTCTACTACATCAAAGACGTTTGAATGTTTTAAAGCTCTAATTAAATAAGCATCAGGAGATTGTGTTATTGCCGTACTGAAACTAGCGTACTGACTATTAGATCTACGCTGTCCTGTATCATCTTTAAAAGATTTACCATATACAGCTACTACAGGTTTTTTTTCTGGTTCTGGTGATTCTGATAGTTTTGTTAGCAAACTACCAATTTGTGCTAATTCTATAGATCTAACAGGCGGTATGCCATTATCTAAAGGAGGTATTATTAGAGAACAACTAGAAAGAAAAAGAACCGAGAGGTACAGTAATTTCTGTTGTATTGCCTTCTTCATCTGTAATTATTAGTGTTACCTTATCGTCCTCAACCCTATATTCTATGGTATTACCTTCTAGTTCTAAAATGCCAAAATCAGATGCAGTTTCACCAAATAAATTATCAACTAATTGTCTGCTTAGTTGTGCATATATTCTACTCTCTAGATTACGTATAAACCTAGCTAATGTTGTGTTCTCTGCTTCTCTTTCCAAGTCTTCTACATAAGCCTTTATTTCTTCACGTATAGCTTCTTTTCTATTGAACTCTTGATTCTCTATAGTTAAATAATGACTTGAGGTATTAATACCTGAGAAGCTAGGGTTCTTAAACTTATGTGTCATTTCATCAGCTTGAACTGCTAACACAACAAACATGACAATTATCATGGAAGCTAAAAGTAATATTTCGTCAGGTCGTTTAGGAGCCATCAGTCTTTCCTTTGATCATCCCGGTCTGCTTTTGCAATCTTATTACTATCTATTAGCTGCGGTACACCTAGTATGGTTTTGATAAGTGTATCTTGTCTAATTATCTCGTTATCAAGAGATCTAACTCTATCTATAAGAGCAACTAGAATCCCATGTTGTGAATCTAGCTTGGTACCAAGTCTTTGTTCCATTTGCTCTATTTGATCAGCAACTTTATCATCAAGCACGTCTACTTTAGTTTCCATACCGTCAATAATACGGTTAATTAGTTTCCAAATAAAGAACCCCAGGCCTAACGCAGCAGCTATAGGAAAGCCTACTTCGTTAATAAATTGAACTGCTTGGTCCATTAATCTACCGGGGTGTGTAGACCTTTTTCTATAAGAATGTCCCTGTTACGCATGTGTTCAGCTTCTACGTCATCTTTTGATTGACCGTAGTAAGCTACTGCTAAATTGCATTTAACCATAAGTTGATTAATGTTTACCCCATCTACAACAACGTCACCTAAAACTCTACCAAACTTACCTCTAGAGTCTTTAAGCTTAGTTTGTATAACTACTTTCTCTCCTTCCTCTATAGCTTCTTTTAAGAAAGCTGAAGCCATTTTTCCTCTAGCCTTCTCATCTTTGTTACGAGTACGTGACTCGGGAGTATCAATACCATATAAACGAACACGAGACTTATAAAGAATATCAAAGCCAAGATCCAAAATAACGTCACAAGTATCTCCATCAACAACTTTTTCAACTTTACAAGAGTACTCATACATCAGATATACCTGGTAGCAACTAAGCAAGTTATTAATACAGGGTATATACCCCATATAAGTGCTTCTAGTCTTTTGAATTTTGCAGATCCTTCATCAAGTCTTTTTTCAATATACTCAAACCTGATAGCAGATTCTCTTTCGTATACTTTTAAAGAAGTTAAATCAGAATCGTTTGTACTCATTCTTCGTCTTTTACCCTTTTGGTAGTGTAAGCTTCATTAACGTCTGGAGTTGATTCATCATCACCTACAAACTTACCGTCTTCGTCTCTGGCTCTAACTTTTACTCTTTTAGTGCCTGTAACTTTGTCTACTAATTTACCCCACCACTTCATCTTCTTCTCCTCCTTCTTTTAGAACTTCGTCTGCTACTTCTTTTGTTGATTCAATCAAAGCGTTTTCGTGAAACTGTAAAGATGGCAATAAATCATCTATTTCAAATTGATGATTACCAATTTTATTACGCAAACTAATTATGTGTTTCTGATGATGTAACTGTTGTGGTGTTAAATCAGATACTTTTATTTCTTTATCGTCTATAAAGACTACGGCTTCTTCGGACATTATTGCACCTCCTCTGGTGATGGTTGTTGCACATCCCAACAATTTAAGTTGGATGCGATGGTTCGTCTTTCGCCCTCGCCTTTGAAGGGAAAGACCATATGTTGTAACCAAGAAGGGAATACTAATAGTTTTCCTACTTCTGGAGTTACTGTGATTAATTGTGCGGGTTTCAATCTTTCGGAATCTAGGGATGATGTTTGTCCATACGAAAACATAATACAGCCATCTGCGTGACCACTTTCGTTATACAAAGAATACGTTGGTGAGGTAGCGTTAGTTCTGCCTATTTGTTCTGGTACTTTAGTCCAAGCAGTAGTAGAAATACCCATAACAGTTTTAGTGCCATGATCGTGTATAGGGTTATAGTCTCCATCATAACTGTGTACTGACCAAGTTTGATCTGTTTCTACTTGTTTTGGTCCACTTACTTTATTACCAGATTTACCATAATAGTTGATGTATTCAACACCTAGATTGCTAATAAACTGAGTATATTCAGCTAGTCTCTTATCAGTATGGTCTAGTAGTAATTGTTCACCTTTATCTATTTGCCCTACCAACGTAGGTGCTAATGATTCGCGATCTTCTTTTTTTCTATATTCATCAATATAGTCGTTTACAGAATCAACCATGCTTTCAGGCATGGTGGTTTCCATAATATAAACCGCTGGTAAAGGCATCATTCTTACCTCTTGTTCTTGCATAGATTTATGGTGTGTATGCTTTTGCTTTTGTAACTGCTGCTTCGATTGCAGTCAGGCTTTTAGAGCCATAATCAGCAAATTCTAAGCCGTACTCTAAATA